TACACGGTGGCGGCGAAACTCATGCAGTTTGGCTCGGGTCTGGCCCGCATCGTGGCCCGTGGATTCAGCGTATTGGGCGTGCGGCTAGCCTTGCAGTGGGGGGTCTGGCGGGAGCAGTGCGACGGCATCGGCTAGTGGCAGTACTTCAATCTCATTGAAGCGGCTGGCATCCAGGTGTGCGAACCCTGCCCCATAGATTCCGCGTGGGCCAACCTCGGAGAGAATGTCGGCACAATGGTAATACCGCCCATCAGCAAGCGGGCCGGCAGGGAACACCGTGAACGTATCGTCGCCATACTGCGACTGCACCGCAACGAGCCTGTCTCGCAGGCTGGCAGAGAACACAAGCGCCATACCTCGCAATTGAGCCAGCGGCGGCGGCGACGAAATGAGTTCAGCAAGCGTCATGGGATGGCCGCCGAGAGATCGGCGTAAAGGGCGGTCAGTCGCGTACGCAGCAACGCAAAGTCAATGTTCGCCCCTAGCGAGTACCAGGCGAGCCTCGCTTCAGTAAACAGCGTGCTGACGCTAGAATCCCGAAACACATGCACGTTTCCGCTGAATGGCGTCTGGCTTGTGCGCGAACCGGAGTTGCCGGAGTTTGCGCCCCATCGCATTGTGAATGAGCCGCTTGCGGAACGAGTAGCGCCAATCAGCCCTGTCGTTTGGTCGGTTGACGCGCCGGACGCCTGGGATGTGGAGGCTTGGTTTCGGAATTGCAAGGAGCCACCAGTGCCAAATAACGAAGATGCGCCAGTGCCGTTTGATCCAACGCCGATATACCACTGGGTAGAGTTCGCAGTCATCGGCTCTGTAGCCCAGACAGACAAATGAAAGTTGTCTTGAGCAAACGTGTTGTGATTCACGTTTGTGTTCAAAAACTTGGTATTAGCAGTCGAACCCTTTAGCCCCGTCTTGCGGTTGTAGTCTCCCGCCAGGAACGCATTGCTCGTCGGCGCCGTTCCCTTGAGCGGGACGCAGATGCCAGCCAGCGTCTTTGCGCCTGCCAAGATGCAGCAGTGCGTCAGCGGCGTCCAAATTGAGTCGGACTTCAGCCCTTTGACGAAATCGTCGATGGCCTTGCGGGTCTTGTTCTCCAACTTACTGCCGTCTGCCGCTTCCACAGCGGCGATATACGCACGAGCGTCGGCGTCAGTGGGCGTGTAGCCCGTCGCCATCGGCCGCAGCAGTCTCGGATTCATCGGCATCGTTAGCGTCCCTCTTTCGGCTGCATCGCGTAGAGCAATCTCGTCTGCTCAGTGATCGCCTTGCTGATCTCGCGTTGCGTCTCGCCCAACATCGCCTACCCCTTGGCCATAACGGTCATGGCACAGGTGGTCGCACCAGTGATGACTGGGACCACATGGTGGGCCGCGAAGCAGGCGTCCGGGACGGGGTGAATGCCGACCGTCAGCGCGGTGGTCACGGCGGAGCCATCGGCGTAAATCTGTCGGGGCGTCACGGCAGGATTGACCGTCCCGAACCAGTTGATCTGCGTGGCGCCATTGGTGTTGGCGATCATCACGCACGCACCGCCGTATCGGCCGAACGGGAAGCTGCCCGAGGTGGTTGCGGCCGAACTGTTGGCCGTGATCACGGTTCCGGGGCTGAAGTGCCTGGCAATCTCGTTCATACTCCTCGTCCTTTCACTCGGTACGCATGCTTCTCAATGACTTTGGCCCGCAGGTCGCTCGCCTTGGCGGACGGGTTCTTTCGCTTCTCTTTGCGAACCTCATCCTGAATGATGGATTCGGCCAACAGTTTGCGCTGCGGCGGGGCAGGGCCGGGGTCGTAGTTCACGCTCCCCGAGACGGTCATCCGGCGGGCCTTGGCCACCTTCAGTACATCGTCGTTGCTGCTGACCCAGGCGGCCGGATCTCGCCAGCCTCGGCCGTCAGCGATTCCCGCACAGTAATACTTGCCAGATGGGTTGATCCCGGCCTGCTTGGCCTCGCGGATCATGTACTTGGCCTGGCGTTTGGGCAGGCTGTCGAACTGCTGATTGTTCTGCCGGCCCTCCAGGAACGCCCGTTCTGAGCCCTTGGTTCCCGGAGGGCACTTCAGGGCCACCATTTCTGCCCAGCGTTCACCGTAGGGCAGGGCGGCCTTGTAAGCGTCGATGGCCTCGGGGCCACGGTCTGTAACTGTTTTGGGGATCATATAAGACTATTGGGCCGGAGGCCCCTCTGGGGGTGCTTGCTGGCCTTCTGGGCCTGGAGGTGGGCCGGGTGGCGGCATGGGCGGCGGAGGAGGCGGCGGCGGGACCAAGAACTCGGAAACGTCCATCTGGTTGACCTTGCCCCAGGTAGCGAGCATGGCGTTGAAGACTTCCGGCCTGCCAGCCTGCATCATGCCCTGGGCCACGGGGCCGATGATCTGCATGAAGTTGTTCAGGTTCTCGGTCTTGGTGGCGATATTCGGCTTGCGGGCCGAGCCTGCCTCCACGCGGTACGAATACTCCCGGACGATGTTGTCCGGGGCTTCGTTCTGAACGTGCATGCCCCAGGCTTGCGCGGCCAGCGGACCAAGGAGCGGTTCGACATCCTGCGGGTAGATCAGCCACCGGGCCATGAGGGCCTCTTTGCGGGCGACCTCCGAGAGACGGTCCTCCAACGTATTGGCGTAATCGTCGGGCCTGACCGAAATCTGCTCGCTCTTCACGGCAGCCTCAGCTGCACTTCTGAAGGAACTTCTGGTCATGCCGTAGATGAGTTCGGTCAACCCTACTCGGCGGTCGAACATCTCCGTGACGGCCTGGATGATGTTGTACATGTCCTGGGTCACCCCAGGCATCTGGAAGACCGAGATCACATCGTTCACCGACCGGCCCACAGCCTCGGAGATTTCAACGATGTTGAACCCGCCTTCGCTCTTCTCCAGGATCTTCGACTTGATATCCGGGTCCGCCGCCTTGGCCACGCCGATCAGCGTCTGGGACGAGGTGGCAATCCGGGTCGCCAGGAAGGACATCGCCCAGTTGATGAAGCGAAGCTCCCCGATGCCGGGCTTGATCAGGCTCACCGGCCAGGAGTAGCCGGGCTGACGGTGCCAATCCAGGAGCGTGAACGGCCAGCCATTCGGCTCGGCCCAGAATGGGATCGGCCACTGGCAGGACATGAACATGGACTGCGGAATACCCGACTCGTCCACCTCCTCCTGCAACATGGCCGGAGGGGCGTTGAGCGGGAAGTCCACGCCCTCGGCAACGACGATGTAGCAGTTCGGCCCAAGAGCATCGAACTTTCCACGCAAGTCCTGGTCGGCGTCCTTGAGACGGTCCCCGAAGCCTGTCTTGGAGTAGATCTCCCAGTAGCAGATCAGGTCGTTCGTCTTGCCGGTACGCTTCTTGTGTTCGTACCCCCGCTCGCCCTGCTCGGCCCTGGTGGAATAGGATTCGATGTGTCCCTTCAGATCATCGCGGGACAGGCCGAACTTGGCCGCCACTTCATCGATAGGCTGCACACGCTTCCGGGCCGCCCAGCGGATGTCATCGAACTCGTCGGCGTCCGGATCCCAGACGATGTTGTCGATGGAGTCGTAGAATGACCCGGCCAACTTCACAGCCGAGCCGGGCGGCTGGTACAGCTCATGCCACCACACTCCCGCCCCCTTGATGAACGCCTCATCGACCACCTTGCGAGTGTGCCGCTTGAGGTCTAGTTCATTTGGCGTGTAGTTGAGGTAGTCCTCCAGCAGCTTGGCGATCAGCTTCCGCCGTTCGTACAGGAAGCCCTGCTGCTCCACCGCCTGCTGGTAGGCCATCAACATCGGGTCTGGCATCATCACCGGCTGGCCGTCCGGCCCGATGATCGGCTGGCCATTGGGGCCCATCTGCGGGATCGGCGGCTGCGGCTGGACCCCCAGGAGCGCCGGCCCGATGACCGGGTACTCCTTGGGCGTCACCGTCCGCTGCGGGTTCCGGTGGTGGATCACCGAGCCAAAGAGGGTGACGGCCTCAAAGACACGGTTCACCACCATCCGGAAGGCCGGCGGGTCGATGCCCTTGTTGTAGCCACGCTCGCCACGCGCATGCTCGTTGGCCCACATGGCGTTCGGGTCCGACGAGTAGAAGCCCATGGCCTCCTTGGCGTCGTCCGCGAACACCTTCTTGTGGGCGACTCCCTGCTTGATAACCTCAGTCCATCGCTTCACTATCGGACGCAGCGGGTTGTCGTCGCTCATCCAACCACCTTCCAGTCGGCGCAACGAGGAACGACACCCGGGCGTCCAGATGGCGACTGAGAGGCGCTAGCGCGCAGGCTCTCAACCTCCTTGCGCAGCGCCCACAATTCTTTGCACACATCGGCGTGCAATCGCTGGTGCTTGCCTCGCGACACTACGGCCAGGTTTTCCGGAGAATTGTTCGTCTTGTCGCCGTCAACGTGATGCACTTCCTCATGGGGAAGAAGGGCCCTACCAAGCATTTCCGAGGCCACTTTCCTATGTTCCAGAACGTATCCATTCCTGCCCGCATTCGGGTGGCCGGGGCAACGAACGCGCACATACCCTCGGCCATCCGTGTAGCGACCGCCCTTCCAGCTCCAATGAGAAGGCCCACGCATGGAACGATGTTTTCCAGAGCCTTTTGGAATCTTAAGGTCCACCAGCCTGCGGCGTACTGCGCTGGCACTGCAATTAAACATCTGGCCAATCGCTTCAGTCGTCATGTCCTGTACGTGATGCAGGTCATAGAGAGCATTGCGGGTAACTCCGCGCATCTTCCAGGGGCCCGTCCACACTTCATACCCGCCGGCCAGCAGGTGTCGCTTGAGTGTCCCCTGCGCCGGGAAACCTGGCAGGCGAGCGACCTGGGCTAGCGGCATGCCGCCAGCATGCAGCTCCGCCGCCCGGGCAACATCAAACACGGCTTTTGGTGGCATGGCGTCTCCTACTGACTAATGCCCTTACTTGGCCTTCTTCGGATCTAGGGCCTCCAGCTTCTTCTCCAGGAGTGAGATCCGCTCGGAAAGCAGGGAAATACGCGGATCCTTGGGGCGATGCTCCCAAAACCCGTACTTCTTCCACTCGGGGAACTCGTTCACCCCCTCGTCGGTCACATGGTGGACCGAGGGCTTGATGGTCACCCCAGACTCCCCAGACATGGCATACAGGGTCAGGGTGCGGGCCGACGCCTTGCAGACAATCGCCGGCACATGCGGGGAACCTTCATGGGTCTGGAACAGGACGATCTCGCCAACTTCCGCCTTCGGCATCTCGTAACTCATCTCTTAATACTCCCATTGGGGGCAAGGAAAACGCACGGGTCTTCGGACTTCCGCTGTCTCTTCAGTCGATTGGCATGCCACTTCACCCACCAGGGCTCGGGCCCAACCTGGGATGGTGGCCTGTGGTACTTGGGCTCGTAGGCGCAGAGGTATTCAGCCGTCTGACAGGCGTGGACCTCACCTCGCGTCTGCGGCTCGTCGGTCACGTACACCTGGCCGTTGACGGTGGTGGTCTTCTTGCGATACCGCTTCAGCTCACGGACGAGGTTCGGGCACCCGCCTTCCAGGATCCGGAACTTCGTCGTCCCGTCCCCGCGGATGTGCATCATCTGACGCACCATGGCCGTGCGGGCCGGGATGTCGTCTGAGCCCGGGAGGAACTGGTGCCCCGTGACGGCGAAGCGGAAGTTCCGCTTCTTCAGTTCTTCGGAGTACAGCTCATGCGGCAGCCGGCCCGAGCCCAGGTCACGCAGGGCGCCGCCGTGCATGTCCATGATGGCGGCGTAGATGTACTGGTTCTGGGCCTTGGCGAAGAACTGCTCGCCCCAGATCAGGGCGTTGCAGTTGCGAATATACAGCTCGTCATAAAACAGGATAAACCGCTCGTCCGGCGGCACTGCGGCGAACAGCGTGGCCATCACAGCATGGCCTGGGTCAATCGCTACATACCGCGTCCACTCGGCGGGCACCTGCCCGTCTGGAAGTTCCGAGCGGCTCATCATGTGGACCGACGCATTGAACGTCGGGTACATGAGCGTGGATTCGGTGGTGAA